TTGACACCATTATAACGATATGAGATAATATGTTTGGTGGCTATTCGTTCTAGTTATATCTGAATGAGTAGTCGTGTTTAAAAATAACCCTAGGGTTAAAACAGTGAGGTGATTTATGTTCGAACAATGGCAACCATGGTGGGATATCGTCCTACTGTTAACAGTATCAGCGCTCTGGTTTAGTGCGGTGCTGTGGTTAGATGAGGAGAGCAAGTAATGATTAGTATTACTAAGGCACAGCAACAAGCTTTGTTGCGTAAGTGGAAGGATCATGACAACGGTATGACGTACCGACAGTTCAGGCGCAGTGTTGAGCCTATGTTTGGTGGTGATGGTGCTGTCGTGGTGAAGTGGTGGACTATGTGGTTAGCCATTGAACCTAATGGTTATACGCATTCATAAGGAGAAGTGTATGGATATTCATTGCAGACATTGTGGTGAACCGTGGGATCATGATGAGCTTCATGATATGTATAAGCACACGTACAAAGAAGCGGCGGTAGCATTCAAGACGTATGGGTGTGGAGCGTTCACAATCTTGGGTGGTCAGAAGGTGTGTAAGCAGTGGGCCATCTATCCGCCTGAGATGTTGGAGTTGATAGGTCAGTCACAGGATATGTCACCGTACCCTGATGAGTGGCAGAGTCCTGATGACATTGAGTGCATGCTAGGTTTAGTGGAGGATATGTTCTGATGGGTGAGGTAGTAGATCTGTTTAGTAAGAAGAAGGTATCGGCTAGGTGTATGTCATGTGGTGATGTGCACTCTTGTATCGTTGACGCTGATGCATGGGATTGGTATGCTAGTTCTAATGACAGACTGGTACAAGATATCTTTCCTCATGAGGATACGTGGACGAGGGAGATACTTATAGCTGGTCGGTTGAACTTAGGTATACAGGGCAGGTGTAGCCTGTATGTGTGTAAGAAGTGTTGTGATGAATGGGAACAAATGGAGGAGTAGTTATGAATTTTACAGAGAGAAAGGTAGTGGAGTACTTTGTTGAGCTAGTGTTACGTGACCCTGACAAGCGCATTACTGTACGTGGTGATGATGAGCGCGATGACGTTCGTCGATCTCGTGAGCACTTCACAGTACTGGACAACATGGGTCGGTGTGATAGCGATGTTGTTTGTGTGTGGAGTCATGCGCTTGATAAGTACGTGGGCTTATTTGTGTTTGTGTACGGCAACGTCACGAGTACCAGCGAAGCCATTGAAGTAATCAGTGACTACGCAGCGAATGAGTATACTAATAGTATTGTTGATCAACTAGAGGAGATGACACAATGAGTGATCATTTATTAACCGACTGTAACGGTATTGCAGACATCCGTCGTAAGATCAATGCACTGCGTGGTGATATTGGGTACGATGTAATCAACAGTCCGCACAATACTGAGTTCGAGGAGCTAGAAGTATTACTCTCCGATGCGGCGGCAAAGTGTAACGAGATACATGGCTTGATCAGCCATCATGTCTATGCGTATGATGTGACTGTGACTTGTACTCGTCGTGTGTATGTGAAGAGTCGTGACGAGGGAGATGCAGAACAAGCTGCTATCGACTATGCGTTGGAGAACCTTGACATGGGTTATGCGTGGAGCGAGGATGATGTCCAAGTGTTCCGTGATGAATGTGAAGAGACCACTACGGTCTATGATGTGGAGGTGTAAATATGAAGACGTACCAAATATTTATGACCAAAGTTTATGAGGTCAAAGTGAAGGCTAAAAATAGAGATCATGCCGAAGAAGTGTTTGAAGACTTTGGAGATTGGGAAGAGCTTCTTAAAGTGCATACGTTAGATGTAGAGGTGTGTGATGATTTTGTTTTGGAGGGTGAGTAATGGCTATTGATACATGGTATGTAATTCAGAAGTTCAATCGAAATGATTGGGAGTGGTATGAGCGTGACAGTGATGGCTCGTCTTACAACTCTACGTTAGAAAATGCGCGTTTCTTCTGTGATATTTATGCGAAGGACGGAGAAGAAGTCCGTGTAGTGAAAGAGGAGGTGGTGTATGAACCCGATGCCCAGTCTGAGTAAGATGTCTGGCAAGCTGGAAGGTATACAAGCAATCAATACCAATACGACGACGAACCCATTCTGTATCAAGGAGTCTCAGAAGAAAGATCCGAAACGTATATGTGGCAAGTGTTACAGCATTGGTATGCTTTCTACTTATAGGAAGAACTGTGCACCAGCGTTCCAGAGGAACAGTGACATCCTCGCCAGCGATGCTGAGTTTATTCTGCCTCGTACCTCCGGTGCATTCGTGCGGTTTCACGGACATGGAGAGCTGATAAATGAGCAGCACTTCCGTAACTTTTGCGCGATAGCTGAGGACAACAAGCACTCTACGTTTGCGTTGTGGACTAAGCGTGTGGATTATGTACGTCCTAATCTACATCTTGTTCCTGATAATATGATTCTTGTTTATAGTAATCCTATTGTTGACAGGATAATGACAAAGCCACCGCGTGGATTCGATCGTGTATTTAACAACGTATCGAAGGAGTTCGACGGAGAAGCTAACTGTACTGGACAGAAGTGCATGGATTGTTTACTATGCTACAAGCGTGACACCACTAAGGTGATCATTGAACATGAGAAATAGGAGGACGTATGGGTAATGGGGGCCTTTATTATGGGACGTGAATCGTGGGAAGTATGGCATGACGATTGGTATGATCGTGATGAGTGTGTAGGTGATTACGCAGACGAGTATCACCAAGATGACATTGAAGCTTGGAAGGAGGAGAGAGATCGTGAAGTTGAAGTACCACATGACACACCAACAGATAGCTGATGAACTAGGTATCAGTCGTCAGATGGTACGTGTTATTGAATACCAAGCATTGCGTAAGCTGAGTAGGTCACCTATTCTTCGTGCTTATGCTCAACACATAGATGATTACGTGGAGGAATATCATGGCCAGAAACACCCGTCGCTACGTGCGGAATCATAAACCGCGCAGTAAATCAAGAGGTAATAGTACCAATGATGGTATTAGCAAGAAGAGAAGACGTGTGGTATACTATTCTTTATAGACTATATAGTAAGTACTAAGTATTAATTACTATTACTAATACTTATTACTTACTACTTATTACTATTTATATAGGAGATCGTGATGGAAGATTCTAATCGTATGCGTATGATTGAAGAGTTAACGGAAGATGAGATGCATAACGTTAACTACATGGCTGCAATGAACATGTTGTTTAACATGGTTGCGATGGAGTTTGAGGCAATGGATGACAAGACGTTAGAGGCTCGTTATCTTTCTCGTTTTGGTACTAACAATTCGGAGGTGCACTAATGGGTTTTGTTAAGCTACATCAGAAGTGTGATGACTGTGGTTCTAGTGATGCGTTGTCCTACAATGACGATGGATCTAGCTTTTGTTTCTCGTGTGGGCAACATACCCCCGCACACAAGGCCACAGGAGGCGATGTGAGAGACATTAACGACTATCGAGTAAGTAACCCTAGGGTTAATGAAGTGACCCTTAGAGGGGATTTTAAGGGGGTTCTCGAGCGTGGTATAGATGCCACCACTATGGCGAAGTACTCTACCAGTGTGGATGGTGACAACATACTGTTCGGTTATCACAACAGTGATGGTGTATTGACTGCGTATAAGAAGCGCACACCTGACAAGAAGTTTAAGATTGAAGGGGACTGGAAGAGTGCAGGACTATTTGGTCAGCACCTGTTCCCTACTGGTGGTCAGTACATAACTGTAGTAGAAGGAGAGTTCGATGCGCTTGCGGCATATCAGATGTTTGGAGGTAAGTATCCTGTTGTTTCTATTCGTAATGGTGCTCAGGGAGCTTCAGCAGATTGCCGACGTGCGTATGATTTTCTAGATAGGTTCGAGCACATCATCTTCTGCTTCGATAACGACGAGCATGGAAAGAAGGCGGCGCATGAGTGTGCTGATATCTTTGGTGGTAAGGCTAAGATCTACCAGCATGGTGAACGCAAGGATGCGAACGAGTATCTTCTTCATGCAGAGAAGGAGGACTTTATCAAGCGGTGGTGGCATGCCAAGGTTTATACTCCTGATGGGATGGTGATGATAGGATCACTGCGTGAGGAGCTGAAGAAGCCATTGATGGAGGCAGAGGTACGCTATCCATACAAGGGACTGGATGACATGACCTTTGGTATCAGACCAACAGAGCTGGTGACAATCTGTTCTGGGTCTGGTTTAGGTAAGTCAACCTTCATGCGTGAGCTAGTGTTCTCTATTGCTAGTCAGACTAACGAGAGGATTGGTCTAGCCTTCCTCGAAGAGACACCTAACCGTACTGCTCGTGGACTAGTAGGTCTACAGATCAACAAGCCAATACACTTACCCGGATGTGATTACGCCCCAGATGAGGTAGAGCATGTATTCGAGACGCTTGATCTAGATGACCGTGTTGTCCTATGGGATTCGTTTGGTTCTAATGCAATCGAGAATGTGCTGGCTAGGTTTCGTTACCAAGTCAAGGTGCTAGGCGTTAGGTACATAATTCTTGATCACATATCCATACTCGTATCGGATCAGGCTAACGGTGATGAACGTAAAGCCATTGACGAGATCATGACCAAGCTACGTATGTTCTGTCAGGAGATGGAGATATGTATGTTTGTTGTTAGTCACCTACGAAGACCAGAAGGAAAAGGGCATGAGGACGGAGCAGTTACTAGTCTTGGGCAGCTACGGGGCAGTGCTTCTATCGCTCAACTATCTGATATTGTACTTGGCTTAGAGCGCAATGCTCAGGCTGATGATGCAATGGTACGTAACACAACGGGGATACGAGTACTCAAGAACAGATTCAGTGGTATGACTGGACCTGCTTGTTCTGTCCTGTATAATAAGAACACAGGTAGACTAACGGAGATCATGGAGTGAGATGTATAGCTTGCAACAAAGTACTGAACGACTTCGAGCTGACGCGTAAGTTCAGCAACTCAGGAGAGTTTGTTGACTTATGTAGCGGCTGTGGTAAATTCTTAGTGGAGGATGAGATTACTATTGAAGGTAACTTAGACTACGCACACTTAGCAGATGTAGAGGAGTTGTATGATGTCGAAGATGGGACAATGGATTATTACTCAGGAACAGAACATGGAGAGGAGGACTTATGGTAACCAACTCACAGAACGAGAAGAGTACGAGCTTGCCTACTACGAATATAGTGTTCTTGGATATCGAGACAGATGGTCTCCGTCCGACGGTAATTCACTGTGTAGTAACGAAGAGGCCAAACGAGGATCACTGTCTCCATACTTGTAGGGAGTCACTGTTCGAGGAGCTGGCTAGAGGTGGTCATGTATGTGGTCACAACTACATAGGGTACGATGGACCTGTGTTGAAAAAGCTATGGGACATACAGGTCAACGAGGACCGTGTGTTAGATACTCTTGTAATGTCAAGACTTTTTTATCCTGACATGGACGGAGGACATAGCCTTGATAAGTGGGGTGCTCGTCTTGGTTGTGCAAAGGGTAGTCATGATGACTGGACTCAGTTGTCCCCTGAGATGATCAAGTACTGCATGCAGGATGTTACTGTTACTGAGAAGCTTTACTCGAAGCTACGTGAACAGCTACAGGCGTTTGGTTTCTCAGACACCAGTGTGTACCTTGAGCATTCAGTGGCGCATATCTGTCAGGAGCAGGAAGAGAATGGCTTTATGTACGACAAAGTAGGAGGAGAACTACTAGCAAGGAAGTTAGATACTAAGATGTCTGGTATCGAGGCTAAGTTGCAGACAGTGTTCCCACCTATACCGGAGGAGCAGCGCTATCACAAGACGACAGGTAAGCCATTGCCGTTAAAGTATCAGCACTTCAATGTAGGGTCACGTCAGCAGATAGCTGAGAGGCTAACGCAGAAGGGTGCTAAGTGGAAGGAGAAGACACCATCAGGTAAACCAAAGGTGGATGAGTCTACTCTTAAGAAGAACCTACATATACCAGAAGCTAAGATGGTGCTTGAGTTCTTGCTGTTACAGAAGAGATATGCTCAGGTTATATCTTGGAACAAGGCTGTAGAAGGAGGAAGAATACATGGCAGGATTAAACATATTGGGGCTGTTACAGGACGTATGGCACACTCTAGTCCGAACCTTGCACAAGTCCCTGCTGTTACTGCGGAGTACGGTAGCGAATGCCGTAGCTTGTTCTGCGTACCTCATAACCGTGTGCTTGTTGGTGCTGACGCTAGTGGCCTTGAGCTTCGTATGCTTGCCCATTATATGGATGATGCAGACTACACGAAGGAAATACTAGAAGGAGATATACATACAGCTAACCAACTAGCGGCTGGCTTAGAGACTAGACCGCAAGCTAAGACGTTTATCTATGCCTTCCTATACGGTGCAGGTAACGCAAAGATAGGAGCAATAGTAGGAGGATCAGCTATCAAGGGTGGACAACTCAAGGAGAAGTTTCTAGAGAACACACCAGCGCTGGCTGATCTACGAGATAGGATAACGACACAGGGTGAGGAAGGATTCCTTGATGGTCTTGATGGTAGAAGACTACGAGTACGTTCTGCTCATGCTGCGTTAAATACACTACTGCAAGGAGCCGGAGCTGTCGTGATGAAGCAAGCAGTCATTCATCTGTATGAGCTACTCGACGGCATCGACTTTAAGCTAGTAGCCCAAGTCCACGATGAGTGGCAAATAGAGTGCCGACCTGAAGATGCTGAACACGTAGGTAAGTGTGCTGTACAGGCAATCATTCAGGCTGGTGAAACCTTCAACCTTAACTGCCCACTAGATGGTGAGTATCGTATCGGTAGAAATTGGGCCGAAACGCATTAGCACAATCTACAAAAGTGTGGTATAATATTAGTTGTTAAATTAACTGGAGTTAATTCTATGAGCGATGCAAACATCAACATCAAATGCGAACTGTACTGGCCTAACCTGACTCGTAAGAATCAGTTGGCTAACAAGTACACAGTTGACTTAGCTCTTCTGTCTGACGAGGCTGTTACTGCTCTTGAAGACATGGGGCTGAAGGTTAACAACAAAGGTGACGAGCGTGGTTACTACATTACCTGTAAGTCAAACAACAAGTATCGTGCGTTTTATCCTGACGGTAAGGAAGTTCTTATCGTTGATCGTACACCTATTGATGAGGAAGATGATCCTCAGATGGGAGTAACAGTAGCTAATGGTTCTAAGGCTAAGTGCCTAGTTAGCTTCTACGATTGGGAGTACATGAAGAAGAAGGGACGTTCACCTACTCTTCGTCGCATGATCATCTCTGATCTGGTTGAGTACCAGCCAGAAGTAGACATGGACATTGCTTTGTGATTCTAATTGACGGCGACATGCTGGTGTATCGTGTAGGCTTTGCCTGTGATGAGGAGCCAGAGAGAGTAGCTATTCAGACTATGAGTAACTACATCTCTGAGATTATCTCTGATCTGTCTGAGTACTACACGGAGCATCAACTGTACCTAACAGGGAGCAGTAACTTTAGAACAGAGGTTGCTGTTTCCCAACCCTACAAAGGTAGCCGTCCTGCACGTAAGCCTGTTCACAAAGACTTACTCCGTGAGTACATGTTAGATACATGGAAAGCGGAACTCTCTGACAACATGGAGGCTGATGACTGTATAGCTATCAAGTCTACTGAGTTAGAACATAAGTCTATTATCTGTTCTTTGGACAAAGACTTCTTACAAATACCCACAAAGATATACGACTACACCAAGAAGATCATGAAGGAAATTGACAAACGCTCTGCAACAGAGTGGCTGTATCGTCAAGCTCTGATGGGTGATCGAGTAGACAACATACCGGGTATACATGGAGTAGGACCAAAGAAAGCAGAGAAGGCTTTAGCTGATTGGGAAACGGAGAGAGAACTGTATGAGCGATGTCTTAAGTTATACGAGGAGAACGAACTCGACGCTGATAGACTGTATGAGAGCCTTCAGTTACTATACCTTCTTAGATCTACCGATGATCGTTATAGGATACCTGATGAAGTTTGACAGTAACCTAGAAAAGAAACTCTACGCGCAGATGAAGAGCTGTACTTATCATCCTGCTAAGAGGATCGACTACATCATACCTAAGAAGTACGAGCCAGACTTCTGTTACAACACTAACGGTTGGATGACGTACATCGAAGTAAAAGGTAGATTCAGAACTAGAGAGGAAGCCCGTAAGTATGTAGAAGTACGTAAGGCTTTAGGTAAGTATGAAGATCTTGTATTTGTATTTCAGAATCCTAACACACCAATGCCGGGATCGAGGCGACGTAAGGACGGTAGTCGTTATCGCATGAGAGACTGGGCAGAGAAGAATGGGTTTGATTGGTATACACCAACTACCCTACCAAAGGAGTGGCTATGACTAGACACTTAGTAATACCTGACACACAAGTAAAGCCCGACAGTGACTGGAACCATATGTACTGGGCAGGGCGTTACGCCGCAGCGACTAAACCTGACGTTATCATTCATCTGGGGGATCACTGGGACATGCCAAGTCTCAGCAGCTATGACGTTGGGAAGAAGTCGTTTGAAGGTAGACGTTACGTCAACGATATAGAAGCAGGTAACATGGCAATGGAGGCTTTCCTTTATCCAATACGTAACGAGCAGAAACGATTGCGTAAAGGTAAGCGACGTACATGGAAGCCTCGCATGGTGTTTCTACTAGGCAATCACGAGTACAGAATAGAACGTGCTATTGAGTCTGACTCTAAGCTAGACGGTCTCATGTCATACGATGATTTCTTTCTTAATGACTGGGAGATAGTACCGTTCTTACAGCCTATCATCATTGACGGTATTGCCTATTGTCACTACTTTACTAGTGGTGTTATGGGTCGTCCTGTTACTACTGCAAAACTTATGCTACAGAAGAAGTTCATGTCGTGCATCATGGGACATGTACAAGATCGTGACATAGCATACGCACGTAAGGCAGACGGTAGTAACATTACAGGGTTGTTTGCTGGTATCTTTTACAACCACTATGAGGAGTACTTAAACCCTCAAACAAACGGTAGCTGGTCTGGTATCTGGATGCTCAACGAGGTAAACAACGGTTCCTTTGATGAGCTACCTATTAGTATGAACTACCTCAGGAGAAAGTATGGATGACGTTCGACGAGTTGTTAGAGCACGTTGCCGAACATTACGATGAGGTAACAATCATGGAAGCTCTAGAGATAACATCAGAAGATTTGGTAGAAAGATTTGCTGATAGAATGCTAGAGAAAGTTTACAAGTTTAAGGAGATGGAGTAGTGGACTACCTACTAATTGCTATCATATGTTTTGGGTACGGTTATGTTGTTGGACACTACGTAGGATATGAAGGAAAACTAGATGAGTATAGATAATGCAACACCGCAAGAATGGGACAACGCTCGTAAGAGACAAGTGGGCGGCAACCATTATTCACGTTATAACATTCAACCTATTGATTTTATTATCGACAATAACCTTGATTGGTGTGAAGCAAATGTGGTAAAGTACATCACTCGATGGCGTGACAAGAACGGCCTCGAAGATCTACGTAAAGCCATGCACTACATACAA